GGCCGCCTGCAAATGATGAATACATGTCCCGCCCTACTTAATGCCTTGATGTTAATCGACAGATCCACAGGCACAAGAAAGGGACCATCAGTACAGGCGGATGCCAGTCCCTCGACCAGCTCGTGCGTGCAATATCGAAAACTCTCTGAATACGAGGTAGCCCAGAGCGTCGTTCATGTGGTCATAACCCGCCTCTTTGTCCGGCTCGCCTCGCTCGGTGTAGCTCTGCAGCTCCAGGCACTCAATCGTTCTTTTACAGTGCGCCGCTACCTGTAGTCGGACCTCGCCTTTGCCGTTTTCCAACAGAGCCTGTACAGAATGAATCCGATCAGTGACCCTTGGATTTGAACGAGGCGATTGGTTACTAAACCCATAGGACTCAAGAATGCTGATGTCGGTAAGGCTGGCATTGGTTGAACGCGCTGCCCCTGAGGCGTCAGGGTAGACATAGATGCGACGGTCGGGATAGCGTCGGCGGATCTCTTGGGCCAGGGCGTCGGTGTCGTGGGCACCGCTTATTTCATCAATCAGCAATAAAGAGTTACCCAGACGACAGCCAATAGTGGCGCTCATGTTCCCGATGTTGAAGTCCACCCCGACTCTCAAGATTTCGTCGCTTACATCTGGAAGGTCATGGCAGATGTGCTTGTCGCGGCTGAATCGGTCGTAGACCTGGCCGGTCGTGAGGTTCGTGAACTCGCCCTGGAGATAGGCGGCGAGCAAACTCGGATCGTATGAAGCCTCAAGCCGAGGGATGAAGTCCGGCGGGAGATGCGGGTTGTCTGCGCTTTTCATCTTTATCAGCTTGCGGTCCTTGCGCTCCTTTGCCTCCTCGGTGCCGAACGTGTTCCACATCCAGCGGAAACCCTCAGGCGTGGAGGCCGCGGCAAACTGTCGGACGTTGCCAGAACGAAGACGGCCGAGGATCTTGGGAAATGCCTTTGCGGCCACGGCGGGCGGGACGCAATCCATTTCATCGGCCAAGCAGAAACTCAAATTAAGACCAATGATTCTCGTCCACGATTCCAGGGACCGGCACAAGATCTTGGTGTCGCCTGCGGGCAGGTGCAGGATCACCTCAGGCAGTGGCGAGGCCCGGAAGGTGTAAGGAATCTCATAACGCTCTAGGAAGGTTTGAAAATCATTAAGCCAAATATCCCTTACAAGGGGTTGAGTGGGCTCCATCACGCAGCCGATGTGGCCTTGGTTAGCCAGAGCCAGGGCGCAAGTCTTGGCGGCTAGGGCGTGAGTCTTGCCGCTGCCGTACCCGGCGCACAGCCCGAGGATCTCGGTGTCCTGGTCGTCCACAAAAGCCAGCTGGCCGGGGTGCAGGTCGGCGCGGATGCGTTCGAGGATGTCGGCCGCCTCCTGCTGATCAGGTGGGGAGGCGAAGGCTAAAAGCGGTTCCGATTCGGTCAGCCCGTGCAGGAGCGAGACCATCAGAGGTCAAAGCGGAGCAGCTTGGCTTGGGTCTCTAGGGCCTTTATGGCAGTTTGCAAATTGTCCTCGCGGCCGGCCTTCTGCTCATATTTGACAAGGCGGGCAATGGCGGCGGCCAACCATTGAGGCCGTTCAATGTCCGAGTCCTGCTGTATTAGCTCACGGGCTCGCTGAATGTAGATGTCCCCCGTCCTATCACTGACCTCCCATTTTTCCGCCGCGTATTGCAAAATCTCAAAGCGAGAATAGGACTTAACCAAAAGCCCATAAACCTCACGGACCCGCGAGATCATTTCTGCATTAGTGGACTTTCCCATGCCCGAATCTTACAGGCGACGGATAAAGGTTAGCCAGTCTTTTTTTCTCGGGCGTGCATCTTGCGCCAGTAGTTGTTCAGTTGGTTGACTTTGGGAAGGACCAGGTGATGAGACGAAACAAAGCCGACGTACTCACCCACGGAAACTCGAACGGAACCGTCTTCTTGGTTGAAGATCTTGGCGTTCGGGGGTTGTGGCTCGTTGGTAGGCGTCACGTAATCGGCGCTCATAATTTTCGAATGCGCGGAGGTTGTTGATGTGCTGCTGGGTGCTGAGGTGTTGGTCCATCGGTTTTTGATGTTGTGATGTTTGAACGCCGGGGGATCGATACGGCACCTCTACCGCCCCTGCTTTTCTCGCACGGCTCTCATGAGGCCGCAACTGTTGCGAGTTTTTTATGGCTCTCAACCTGAGAGGGGATCTCAGGTATCAGGCTCCCCGGCGTGTGATTAGGTCGAGGGCGTGGGGTCAGTGGTGAGGGTGAGGCCGTCGCGTAGGGCTTCCTCTTGGAGGTGAAGCCATTGATCGACGGTTTGGATCCATTCATCCCATATCAGTACACCGGGGCGGTTTAGGAGGCGATCGAAGATGGTACGGCGTCGAGCCTCGCAGAGGTAGGAGGGCGGTTCGGGTGGGAGTTCGTCAGCCCAGAAGACGGGCTGGTTTTCGTAATGGTTGAGGCTGGTGTTGTGAAAGTCCATGGATCAGGCGGGGAAGGCGGGGGCGATGCTTTCGATGGTTGCCTTTTCAGCCCAGAGTTCGCGAATGTTGGCGGTGAGTTCGTAGGCGGTGGTGAAGCGAGACCAGGCGCTACCGGTGTTGTCGCGGTAGCGGATAGCGAGAGTAAGGGGGTGGGTGCGGTTGTGCATGGGGTGAGGTGCGGTAAATCGAAGAGGGGAGGGCGTGAGCCTCAGCCCTCGTGAGCGGTGAAGGTCTCAGCCTCCCAAGACTTGACGCCAAAGGTGCGCTTGCCCTTCCATTGCTTGTTGAGGTATTCGGCGGCATCTTCTGCAGCCTGAAGAGTGTTGTAAACCATGCCCATGGTGACACCGTTGCTGGTGACGGAATGGAAGGTTGACTGAGTGGTGAAGGTGATCATTTGAGGCGAGGAGTTGTGGGGTCGTCCCCCGTTGAATGAATTATGGCATACCAGCAGCAGAAGCGCAAGAAGTAGGCCAAAAAAAAAGAACCCCGGAGGGTTCAGGCGTCGAGGCTGAAGATTTGAACCTCTACAGGCTTGGGGCCGCTGAGGGTCATGATTTGACCGTTAGGGAAGCCTTTGAGCTTTCGGTCGCAGGTGGCCTTACCTTCTGCGGGGTCGTTGAAGTAAAAGCACTCCCAGATGTGATCAGGACCGGTGGTGCCTTGCTGGCGAATGATGCACTGAAATTTGTAAGCCATGAAACTTAAGGTGAGGTGGGCCGGGTCGTCCCCGTTGTTGACAGTATGGCATACCAGAGAGAAGAGCACAACCCCCCGGCATAAAAAAAGCCCCGAAGGGCTTAGAAGACTTCGCGGATTTCGTCTTCGTCCATCTGCTGGAGAGTGCCCCAGTAGCTGCCGAAGAGGTGGGCCAGCTTGGCATTGTTGGCCTCGATGACCTTGCCGGTTTCGTAGGTCACTTGATCGGGTTCGCACTCCAGGTAGGAGGCATCAGAGACCAAGGAGTAGATGAGGTCGGCTACCTCTGGCTCGGCTCCGTTGTGGCCCTTGCCCATGAAGTAGGGGAAGGATTCGGAACCGTGCTCGGTGGTCAGGGTGACGGTCCAGGGGTCCATGAACTGCATGGGCTCGGGAACGTCAGCATCAACGCCGTAAGAGATTTGGACGTCGGACAGGTAAGCAGCAGTAGAAAGCATTGCTTTGAGGTTGAGGTGGTCGGCTCTCGCCGTGGGTTCAGGAGTGGCGGACATTGGCCGCCGTTGCCTCCCGATGAATTAAAGATAACCCAATGGCATACCAATGGTCAAGATTGTGGACAGTGCGTCAACTGGTCACGCCTCGTCGATGATTGACCCGATCGTGCAGACGGTTGAGGCTGCGGCGACGGCGGTAAATCCAGCAAAGAGAGCGGCGGCGGTGTGGTCGCCTTTCTTGGCAAGGTCGGCACTGGTGACGCCACCGAAAAGAGCAGCGGCGGCGATGGCGAGGAATGCGAAGGATTTCATGATTTGAGGTGTTGAGATGTAAAGGGTCATCCCCTTGCCTCCTTATATATATTCCATGGCATACCATCCTGTCAATCAAGCGTGCCACCTGTTCGACTGTCCGCCACCAAAGAACACAGCACTGTGCAGACGATCGGCTCTAGGGCGTGCCGAGGCAGTCCGACATGTTGACGACTTACAGCCTGGACAGCGCGATCGATCGCCCCGATATCAGTTCTGAATTTTTGAGTTTCGGGCGTTGCCACTAGCACCCGTTCACGGATTAAATCCTGGCGGGTCATGCCATGGGCGGCGGCCTCAATGTCGAGCCGCTTCCTTTCAGAAGGGGTGGCCTTGAACTCGATGCGTGAAAGCTTGCTCATCAGAAACGAAGGGCGGGGGGTTCGGTGAAATCGCGGGGTGATGGTTTGGCTTCGGGTCGTTCAGGTGGGCCAAGTTCACGGAGCATGTTCCTGTGAGGATTCATGCCTTCGGATAACGCGGCGCGAATCTGCGGGTCTGGGTGCCGGATGGCTTCGCGTCTGAGGAGAGCAACGCCAACGCTCGGGGAGTCGAGATGCTCCACGGTCCACCATC